AGAATTCCCCTCGCTCGGCTGGGAATGCCTCGCCTGGATTGAAGAAAATCTCGCCCAACCAGACACGGCCGAATACCAGCCGCTTATCCTCACCCCTGACCAAGCAAACTTCCTCATCCACTACTACCGACTCGACCCAGAGACCGGGCAGCGCCTATACACACGTGGCATTTTCTCCCGCCCTAAAGGCTCCGGTAAGTCACCCCTGATGGGCGCTATTGGTGCTCTCGAAGCGCTAGGGCCGGTGTGCTTCGGCGGGTGGGATGCCGCCGGCCAGCCGGTCGGTGTGCCGTGGTCGGAGTTTGTTACTCCTCGCGTGCAGTTCGCCGCCGTGAATGAGGACCAGTCAAAGAACGCGTATGGGCCGCTGTTGGAGATGCTGCGCGATGGGCCGGTCATAGATAACTACGACATTGACCCTATGGAGACGTTTATCGCACTGCCCCGCGGCCGCATTGAGTTCATCACCTCTGGTGCTCTATCGAAGGAAGGCGGCCGGCCGGTGTGGGCGGCACTGGACCAGACGGAGGCGTGGACGAAGTCTAATGGTGGCGTAGCGCTGGCGGATACTCTGCGTCGTAACCTTGGTAAGGTTGGTGGGCATTCGATTGAGACGCCGAATGCTTTCCGTCCTGGCTCTGGCTCGGTGGCGGAGAAGACGTTTCAGGCGGTGGAGTTAGAGAATCAGGGCCGGTTGAAGCGCAGCACGATTCTTGTAGACCACCGTGAAGCCCCGTCGGATACGGACTTGGCTGACCATGATTCTCTCTATGATGGTCTGGTTCATGCTTATGGCGACTCGGCTAAAGATAATGGTGGCTGGGTGGATATTGAGCGCATCATTACCGAGATTTGGGACCCATCGACCGACCCTTCCGACGCGCGACAGTTCTATCTCAATCAGATTGTCTCTTCGTCCGATTCTTTCCTCTCCCACCTCGAGGTTGATGCGATTGAGGATAGGGATAAGGCTATCCGGCCAGGAGATAAGGTGGTGCTGGGTTTTGATGGTTCTAGAGGTCGTGTGCGTGGTAATGCGGATGCGACGGCGTTGATTGGCATGCGTGTGACAGATGGTCACCTGTTCGAAGTTGCGGTGTGGCAGTCGAAGAACCCACGAGACCCGGACTGGGAGCCAGATACGCGGCAGGTTGATGCAGTAGTGCGCGACTGTTTTTCTCGTTACCGTGTCGTGGGCATGTACTGCGACCCGTCCGGCTGGACTGAGCATGTTTCAGCGTGGGAAGCAGAATTCGCCCCGAAGCTAAAGGTTAAGGCCACCTCGTCGCATCCGTTGATGGCGTGGCCGAGGGGTAAAAGCGCCGCGGTGTATCAATCATTAAGTGAGTTTCGGCAGGCGGTGGTCAACCGGGATATTACCTACGATGGCGGCCCGTATTTGCGCGCTCATTTGCTGAATGCAAAGCGTAGGGAAACGCGGACTGGATATTTGCTTTATAAGTCGTCACCGGAGTCTGCTGATAAAATTGACGCAGCGTATGCGGCAGTCATGGCTTATAAGTGCTATTTGGATGCTGTGTCTCGAGGGGTGTCAAAGCCGAGGAAGAAAAGGGGGTCATTCGTTTTATGATTCGGGGGCTAACGCAAAATGAAGAAGACATTCTAGGTGTATTAACGACTGAGGTCACAGGACACCAGCAGGGTAATAAGCAGCTGGCGTCGTACTATGATGGGACGCATCGTGTGCAGCGCATTGGCGTTGCGGTGCCGAACTCATTGTCGGATATCGGCGTTGTTTCCGGATGGCCGGCGACAGTGGTGGATACCTACGGCGATTTGCTGCGCATGGACGGGTACATCTCGCCGGACTATGGCGAGGAGATGCGGCTAGTTACGCGTCGATTTAATGTTCCGCTTCGCGTCTCTGAAGCTATTTTGGACATGCTGATTTTCGGTCTGGGCCTACTAGCTGTAGAGCCCGACCCACACGGTGTATTCCGCCTGCGGTCAGTTTCGCCCTTGTCTGGTTCACTATTGTGGGATGACGCCACAAATGGACCAGTGGCCGGGTATCGCCGCTCTGGAGTTAATTCCGAGGGCGTGTACCGCGAAGTGCTCTACTTGCAGGGCGAAGTCATCGTCATTTCCAAAGATTCGACCGATATGGGCACGGTGCGCTCAGTGGAGCGATTCGACGTTCCTGGAGGCGGGTTCCCTATGTTCAGGTTGCGCAATCGCCTGCGCACTTCTCATTGGTCTGGACAGTCAGAAATCACCCCGGCCGTGCGGTACCTGACGGACGCTGCCGCCCGTACTTTGGAAAACATGGAGTACAATTCCGAGTTTTATGCTTCTCCACAGCGATGGGCTACCGGCGCCTCACCTGAGGATTTCGGCTACGACCCGGAAGGCATGACGGAGTTCGACCGCGTTGAAATGGGCTGGCGAACTTCCATCGGCAAGATGCTTGTCATCAACGGCGATGAGGACGACCCCAAGCAGCCCAGCGTCGGACAATTCGCATCGTCTCCTCCTACCCCATTTATCGAGCAGGTACGCGCCTACTCTCAGTTGATTGCTTCTGAGTCAAAGATTCCGGCCCAGTATTTTGGTTTCATGACGGAAAATCCGCCCTCGGGTGACTCGATTCGCGTGTGGAAAGAGCAATTGATTCGCGCATCAGAGATTAAGACGGAGTTGATGAATCCAGACCTGTTGGAGCTGGCTCGCGTACTCGTGCAGCTTTCCGACTTCGACAATGACGTCGATGTTGAAAGCCTCGTCGACGGGCTCGAAGTGGATTGGCGCGACCCCGCCACCGCATCCAAGGCCGCCGACGCCGACTGGGCATTAAAGCTACTTACTTCCGGTGTGCTCGCCCCCGATTCCGAGGTACTACTGAAAAACCTGCACTTTTCAGCCGCCGACCGGCTCCAAATCGAGCAGGAGAATCGAAGTAAACGCCTATCCCAATTAGCGAAAGTGCTGGAGGCATCTTCAACCGAGGAACAATCACCCGAGGATACCCCGACTAAGAGCCCGGAGGATTCTGCACCGTCTCCACGACAAAAGGCCAGCGACGACGCCAAGGAGGCACGTTAGATGGATGTGCAGCGTCCCTGGACGTCGATTACACCTGTAGTCGATTCCATTGCACGTAAAGCTATTGAAGACTTGAACTCTCGAGCTCGAGTTATTCCGGACCTTACTGCTGACCCTTATCGGCAAAAGGAGCTTTTGCGCCAGATGGTGAGAGAGACTATCGACTCGTATGGCATGGCCGTCTCTGATGCCACAATGGTGTGGCTAGAGGAGCAGGAAGACCACATGGGAATGCGGCCGGTGGAGTGGAAGCCTCGTCGGGTGGATTCTCACCAGGTTGAGGCGCGTATGGCGCATGATTTCGCGCCTTTGTTTTTCGAGGAGCAGGGCTATAACCGGGCGTTGAATTCGATGGGGTTTATCGTCGCCGATGAGTTGTATTCCCGTCAGCGGAAGAATGCAGCACATACCGCGTGGAAGGGTGGGGGTTCGTGGGCTCGTGTTGCTCACCCTGGAGCATGTGCTTTTTGTACACTCTTGGCTTCGCGTGGGTTTGATTACACTTCCCGTTCTACTGCTGGCGGTGGTTATGATGGTGCGCATTTTCATGACCATTGCCGATGTGTGGTGATTTGTCGTAAGCGGGGGCACGTTGAGCTTCCAGAGTCGACGATTAGAGCGCAAAAGATTTATAAGAAAGCTCACGATGAAGTCGGTAGTACGGAGCCGGATGTTTTGTTGCGGGCGATGCGTCAGGTGGGTGGCCTGAGTAAATGAACGTGTGTGCTATTATTTTGGGTGGTTACGGTTTGTATCCGGAAGGGATGAATGAGGCCGTAGTCCACAAACTGAACATTTAGGGGGAGACTGTGTCGCACGAGGACGCACGCACTGACAAGTCCGAAAAGGACACCACCGACGTGGATGCTGCCACCAACGCCGCAAAGGCTGAATCCGAAACCGCACCAGATGACTACCGTAAAAAGTACGAGGACATGCGGGCCCACTCTCGCACGTGGGAAAACCGGGCAGAAAAATCGCTAGCAGACGTTGAGCAGCTTACCGCGGACAAAGAGAAACTCGAATCCACGATTAAAGACCTTCAGGCTGAGCTTTCGACGGCCCATAGTCAGGTTGAAGATGCTCAGCATAATCGGGATTTAATTATCCACATCGCGGGGCTCGGCGGCGACGTAGAGCAACTATTCGATTCGAAAAGCTTCTGCGCAGCCATTGATAAGCTCGACGCTGACGATGACGATTTTGAATCCACGCTTAAAGACCTCATCGGCAAGCACTCCCCCGCCGCCCCTGCATCGTCGCGGCTTACCTGGGAATCACCGAATCAGGGTATTTCTCGGGGTGAGGAGCTGTGGCAGAGGCGTAAGAAGCGCCAGGGGGCGTAGTCCGCATTCATCACATCATCGGGGGATATTATGCACTTTCGGCCAGAATTTGACCATTACTCTCCCAGCGACCTGTCGTGGCTGGGCTCTCGCCACGCAGTAGACAACGCCGAAACCGGCACGCTGGGCGAGAAGACTACCCATATTCGCACGTCCGTCCTGCCCTCTGGCACCGCCTTGCACCGCGAAGGCGACTACTGGGTGCCAATCACGTCCAAGACGCAGTCCGTGGACGGGTTCCTGCTGACGGACCAGGACAACAATCCAGGCGAGGTTGTGCCGATTGTCTGGCACGGCCGTGTTCGCGTTGACCGCCTTCCGGATTCCAACAACCGCGTGAACATCGCAGATTGCGACCATGCAGAGTTCACATTCGTGCACGAACCGCACGGTTCTTTGTGGAATGAGGATGGCTCCACCAACTTCGATGCCATCGGCGACGTACGGGAGGATTAATCATGGGTTCTACGCACATTTGGAACGAGGTCCTCTCGCCTGAGGACCTGACTATCTACGCAAACCACTACCTGAACGACCTGCAGACCGCCGGCGGCTCCCTGTCTACTTACTTCCCCGACCAGCTCATCAACGACATGTTCTTTAGCTGGATGACCGAGCAGGACACCGGCCGACTCGCAGAGGTTCGTTCTGCAGATGCTGAAACGCCGATTGGTTCCATGGGCGGCGGACACAAGGCCATGATGCAGATGCCACTTATCGGCCAGAAGGTCCGCATCAACGAGATGGACCAGCTGCGTAGCTTCCACCAGGGTGATTCTCGCTTCCAGGAAGATGACATGACCAAGGCCACCGAGACCGTAGTGCGCGCAGTTGCTAACCGCGTCGAAGTAGCCCGCGGAGACGTTCTCACCACCGGCCGTGTGCGCTATATCGAAAATGGCGCCATCGTCGACGCCGGCATTGGCCGCGATGAAGAATTCGAGGTCACCCCGAAGAAACACTGGGATGACCAAGACTCCGGCGCCCTGGAAGATATCATCTCGTGGGCCATGGACTATGAGGATGCCAACGGTACTAAGCCGGGCACCATTATTGCCTCGCCGAAGGTTATCCAGAAGCTGCAGACGAATAAGCAGTTCCGCGATGCGGCCAACACTACGGGCGAATTGGCACGCGTATCGTCTGGCGCTATCAACGCCGTGCTGCAGGACCAAGGCCTTCCGGGGATTACGTCGTATTCTCGTTCGGTGCGTGATGGTAAGGCTGCTCGCCGCATTCTCGATGAGAATACGTTGTACTTCCTTCCGCCGGAGACTCAGTCTGGTCTTTTGGGCTATACCGTGTGGGGCCAGACGGTGGAGATGCATTCTCCGGAGTACAACCTATCTGGTGCAGGCCAGATTGCGGTGGGCGCGTGGCGTGAGAACGACCCGATGGCGTATTGGGTTCGTGCTAATTGTGCTGTGCAGCCCATTTTGACGAATCCGAATATGGCCATGGTGGCCCACGTGGTTAAGCCGGGGCCGTCGAAGAAGGCTGGCCGTAGCGCTAAGTAGTCCTGTTTGGGGGTTCACGTGGACACGTACTGCACGATTGACGACGTTACTGACCGTTTAACCATTGAGCCGGATAAGGACGATAAACGCCTTATTGTGGCGATGGTGGAAGAGGCGACTGTCGCTGTTGATGCTTACTTGGGTAGGCACTTTGATAGGTCAGTTCCGGCGGCGGTTCGTGTGGTGTGTGCCCGTGTGGCTGCCCGAGCCGTGTCTCGTGGCTTGTCGTCTGCTCCTGTGGGGGCTGAGTCTCAGTCGTTTACTGCGGGTCCGTTTTCGACGAGTCAGAATTTTGGGTCGAATTCGAATGCCGGCGGTGTTTTTCTAACCGCTGAGGATAAGCGCATGTTGCGTTCGGTTGGGGGTGGTCGTCGTGGCGCGTTCACGGTCTCACTCTACTAAGTCGGGGTATCCGCTTCCTTTCCGCGTGCAGGTTCGCCGGCGTGTGGATTCTAGGGAGGATTCTTTCGGTAATCCGGTAACCAGATGGGGTGGTCCTCAGGTTGTGCGGGTTGCTGGTTGGTCTATTGATCAGTCTGCCGAGCATGGTCCGGATGATAAGGATATTCGTCGTGTGGATTGGGCTGGGGCGTTGTTTGCGATTCCTGGTGATGTATCTGCCGGTGATGTCATCCACTTGGGTGGTGTGGATTTCGTGATTGCCGATGGTGGGCATGATTTCACGCACGGACCGTGGTGGGACCCGGGTTTGGCGGAGTATAAGCTGCGTATTTTTGAGGGGGTTGAGCGTGGCTGACAGCTTTAAGTTCAAGATGAATCACCAGTTTTTTAATCGCGTGCTCAAGGAATCATCGGAGACTAAGCATCTGGTTGATAACAAAGCCGAGGAGTTCCGGTCGAAGGTCGGCGAACACTACGTCGTCAAGGAAGCGGAACCTGGTCATCGTAGGTGGCGTGCGCTTATCGTGCCGACTCCGTATGACTGGGAGGCCTACGGTCACGAGAAAAAGCATAATGCGTTGCAAAAGGCCGTAGGCGCCTACCCAGTCGCGTCGAAGTCACCGAAGAAGGGGGCTTAAGTGATGCGGCATCCGTCTGCGATTGTTGTCTCATGCTTAAAGCGGTGGCTTAAAGGTTCCGAGTTCGACGGAGTGTATGTAGCGACCAAGGTTCCGGATGAGCTTAATGGGCCTATGGTTCGGGTTGATGCTGCTGCTCCTGACCGAGAGACACCGGTGACGGACCGCACTCGCATCATGCTGCAGGTCTACGGCACCGACGATGAGTACTGCGTGGACTTACTGTCGGCCTGTCTGGAGGGTATGGAGGTTTCTTACCGTGCTGAGGGGGATATTTTGGATTGGGATACTGATACCGACCCGTATATTTTCCCTGACCCAGATAGACCATCTGCGGTGCGGTGGCAGGGCGCGGGCACATTATGGACAGCGTTAAGTTAAGTAATTTTCATGTATAATACGTGGTAACTGCCCTGCTTGGGGTGGTTACTCGGGGTAAAAAAATTTGGGGGAATTCGCATGTCACGTATGCGACAAAACATTGTTGTCGGCGCGCCCGAGGTCAAAAGCGGCGGCGCCGCATGGATTGGCATGGCGGGCATCAACCCGCTGCAAACGCCACACTCTGCCTCTGTCAGGGTGGCTTCACTGCCGGCAGTCAACAAGTTCAGCCCGGCTGGCTACATCAGCGAGGACGGACTAACCAAGACTGTCGACCGTGATACCGAAAAGGTTGTGGACTGGAATGGTGACACCATGGCAGTGTTGCAGTCCAATCACTCGGTGCAAATCAAGTGCAAGTTCCATGAGATTGTCAATTCTCATGTGGCTACTGCTGTTATGGGCGAAGGCAACTTCCGTTCCCGTCATGATGGACGAGCAGTCCAGATGATTGATAACGCGACGGAGACTCCCTATCGCTCATTCATCTTTGACATTCACGGCGGCGAAGACCTGAAGGGACGCTTGTTCATCCCGAATGGTCGCGTCACCGAGCTCGACGACCAGGTGTTCTCGCGAGGTGAGGTCGTAGGCTTCGACGCCACGATTGAGTGCTTCCCGGATGAAAAGGGAAACAACCTCTACACCTACATTGACCGCCGCAACGTCAAGAAGGATGATGATGACCGCTTCCCAGATGATGGGCTACCGGTTGTATCCCTGGCAGAAATTGAAGACATTGTCCGTAATGCTCTCAATGGTCTGCCAATCTCGCCGGACTTGGTTGCGGGTCTTTTCTACTCGCTCATTGACGGTAAGGGCGGATTGAACCTTGATTTCATCGAAAAGCTCACTACGCACCTGGCACCGCTTAACGGCGTGGACGATGTGCTGCAGCTGATTTCCGACCTGTTGGAGGGCAAGGACGCCGCCACGCTGATTAAGGACGTGGAAGCACTACCGTTTACTCCGCTGAATCGTCACAATCGTTGGGCCCAAGCAGTTGTAGACCTGCTGACTGGCTCCGGCGGACGTCAAACCATTGATGACCTGACCGGCGGCATCATCTAAACACTCACCTATTCGGGTAATTTTAAACACTACATTTTGGGGGAATATTTCATGGCTGATAAGAATAGCCTACTTTCTCAAATCACTAACTCCATCCGCGACCTGCAGCAGGAAGGCGGAGTGGAAAAGGACACCGCCGATTCTCTTACCGGCATGTTCTCTAATTTCAATACCATCATCGACAAGATTTCCGAGTCCATTCCGCAGCAGGTCTCCATGCTGGGCCGCACCGTCAAAGACGCAAAGACGCTCGTAGATGACCTCAAGCAGATTCTCGGCGGCCCACTGGTATTCCCAGGCACCGGCGTCCCCTCTGCCATTAAGGGCATCGAAGACGCCAAGACTCGCCTGCATGACCTCGTGGCTGAGCAGTTCGGCGATGCTGAAGCTCTCCCAGACAAGGCAGCGGACCGTGTAAAGGAACTCGCAGACCACGCCGGCAAGGTTGGTTCCGCTGTGGATGAGTTCGTTGGTTCTTCCTACGCAAAGAAGCTCTTCGACGGCATCACCCCGGGCGATGGCTTCCCAGAACTAGTAAGCAAGTTCGATGCTCTCCCAGAAGCTGACCGCAAGAAGCTCACGGATTTGGTCACCGGCATTGGTTCCTCCGCCCAGCCAATCGGTTCCGCCCTCGTGGACATTCTGCGCGCATTCAACGAGGACAACAAGGAGGAAAAGTAATGGAGTACAAGTACACTGACCGCGATAACTTCGGCGAATTCAACCCCACTCACCTCGTGGACCGTCTCGAGTCTGCCGGAGTTATCCCGCACGAGATGGCAGACGCGCTCTCCCAGGCTTCTAGTGCACTGCTTAACTTGGGTGACGATACTCGCGGCGAGGTTGAAAAGGCTGTTTCTACCCTGGTGGGTGAGGCTGAAAGCGGCCAGGAAATCCTGGATACCCTCAAGGCGAATATTGATACCGCTATTCATGAGCCGGACCCGCTGAAGAAGGTAGCCGACTTTAAGTCTGCGGCTGATGAGCTCGTTGATGGACTTGAGGGCCAGCTGAAGGACCTTGGTCTGGAGAAGGTTTCTGACCTTTCTGAGATTCGTTCTACTGTTCGTGATTTTGCTGAGGCGTTGGATACGCTGAATGCTTCTGCCCCGATTGCACAGGTGGTCAAGAAGCTACCTGGTGGCGCACTGCCTGGCCATGTTCTGGAGGCTTTGGCTGAGCTGCGACAGGATGAGCTTGATGAGCTGGCGAAGCACTTTGACGCTGTCACTGAGCGTGGCGGCAAGCTCATTG